AAATACGATCTTTAGTTGAAGACACCTGTTCAAAAATGGGTGATAAGTTTGCTTCTAAAGATGCTGTTGATCTAGTTATAGCAACCGGGATTGTAGAATCTCGATATGAGTATATAAGACAGATGGGCGATGGCCCCGCTAGATCATTCTGGCAGGTGGAACCAGCCTCAGCTGTTGACAACCTTGCTCACTATTTAAAGCATCGTAAAGGATTAATGGGTAGATGTGCAAAAGCAAGTCTTGTAGATTTAAAGTATTGGCAAATGTATGATGAGGAAATATGGTCAGAGATATTAGAAAAGAATATTGCAGCAGGAATCATTCATTGTCGTTTAAAGTATTGGAGAGTTCCTAAGCGTATGCCTAATACATTAGAAGGACAAGCAGGGTATTGGAAGAAGTACTACAATACAGAAGGCGGAAAAGGTGACCCCGAGCACTTCATTGAATCAGTTAAAAAGTGGATGAGATAAATGGCTGACGATATTAGAAAAGCTGATAAATATGGTGAATATACTCATAGAGCCAGAAAGATGAGAGAGGGTATGGAAAGAGTTAATTTAGATAAACAAGGGAGAATAGTTGGTGAATCAACTCATAAAATGACAAGTGCAAATATTGACGATAGAAATGTTGCATTTCCTACGGTGTTCCCAGATAAAGAAAATCCCGGCAGATGGAGAGATTATTCGCCTGATGTGAGAGATGAAAAAGGTAATCGTATAGATAGAGATGATATATTTGGAGCATATCAGCATGCTAAAAGTGAAGGAGAGGTATTTGAATTTGGACAAGATAAAAAAGAAGCAGATAAATTCGCAGAAGGAAGTTGGAAACCTAAATAATGGCTAATAGTAGACGTTCTTTATTAGATATAGCAAGTGGTGGTCAATATAAAACTTCAAAAGACTTGCCATCTTTTTCTGAGTTGCTTAGTGTAATATCAGAGTATCAAACAAAAGAAATGTCTAAAGAGGTTGGCTATGGTGTAACCCAAGGTGATCTATATGAAATCGCCACTGGATCAGCTGGGGTAGTAGGAGCTGGTAGAGGTATTGTTAAAGCAGGTGTTAAGGCAGTCAAGAAGTTAAGAAGTATTCAAAAGTTGAAGATTCAAAAGGAAACTGTTGAAAGGTTATCAAGACATTCGATGTCTAGGGAAGGGTCTAGTGAGCTAAAAAAGATTGGTTCAGAAATTGATCATTATTTAGGGCCTCAGAGGTCGGCTAGGTTAGTTAAGCAAGGAGGCAATGTAGATGCTCCGTCCATTAGAAAATTAGATAGGAAAAAGTTTTATGATTTTGAAGAAAGGCTCAATACATTGTCGAAAAAAGAGGGAGGTGTAGTTAGGGTAGAATATAAGAAGGGTTCAGATTTTAGCAAGCCTCAAACCGCTAAAAGTCTTTCAACAAAGCAGAGAATAGAAAGAGAAAAACTGAGAGAAGAAAAAAGGTTATTTCGTGAATTAGGTGGGTTAAGAAGAGGTCAAAGAGGAGGAGGGAGTATTTTATAATGGCTAGATTAACAAATAAGAAAAGAGCGCAAGTAAACAAACAACTTTGGGAGAGAGCAAATAATAGCCATAGGCAAAGATGGCAGACTCTTAGTCAAAAAGGTTTTGATTTTTATCTGAATGAACAATTATCTAAGAGAGAGGTGGACGCATTAGAAGAATCAGGTATGCCTACCTTTATTATTAATAGAGTAACTCCTATTATTGAGATAATGAAATACTTTGTAACTGCCAATAATCCAAGGTGGAAGGCAGTTGGAGCAACAGGTGATGATGTAGACACTGCTCAGGTACATTCTGAAATTGCAGAGTATTGTTGGTATTTATCGAATGGTAAATCATTATACAGTCAGGTAATTCTTGATAGTTTAACAAAAGGCGTTGGATACTTCTTAGTTGATGTTGATAAAGATTCCGATAGGGGAATGGGAGAAGTTCTTTTTAAGAGAGTTGATCCATATGATGTATATGTTGACCCAGCCAGTAGGGATTTTCTATTAAGAGATGCAACATTTGTTATTATAAGAAAGAATCTATCGAGGTCTAAACTGATTAATATGCTGCCAGATCATGCAGCTAAGATTAGAAAAGTATCGAGAGGCAGCGAGGTTATATCATATTCTCAAAGAGATACAGAGGAATCATTCACTATACAGCCTGAAGATATTACAATGGGTGTCAACTTAGAAGCTGAAGATGAAGATATAATTCCATACTATGAAACATACGCTAAGAAGAAGTTTGCGTATAGAAATGTATTTATCAAGATAACTCCCTCGCCTGCAGTTCTTGACAATATAAAGGAAGAAGTAGATAAACAGATAGATGATTTCATAAAGGAAGTAGAAGTTGGTTTAATTGAGAAAGAAAAACAATTACAACAGGCATTGGAATCTGGTGAGATAGTTCCTGAAAGAATGGAACTTGAGATGGAACGTGCAAAGGATATGGCTCAACAGGCCATTGAAGAAAAGAGAATGGCATTAACTTCTGAAGCACAGGAAAAAGCTACGATTATAAAACAGGAAGTTATGCGGGACGCAGATTATCAAATTCTTGCAAGTAACCCTGATGTAAGTAAGAATATCGTAGATGCAATAAAGTTTCATGAGAATAGGATAGTATTAACGTGTACAGTTGGTGATGATATATTTTTATATGAATATCAGATGCCGATCAGTGAATATCCTATAGTTCCATTTCCATATACATATACTGGAACCCCACATGCGATGAGTGCAGTTGTACCTCTTATTGGTAAACAGCAAGAGATAAACAAGGCTCATCAGATTATGTTGCATAATGCAAATTTAGCCTCCAATCTAAGATGGATGTATGAAGAAGGCTCAGTACCTGAAGAAGAATGGGAACAGTATTCTTCATCACCGGGGGCATTATTGAAATATAGACAGGGATTCAATCCTCCGACTCCTGTATTACCGGCTCCAATCAACAACGCTTTTTATACAATTACTCAAGAGGGTAAGGCTGATGCAGAATATATAAGTGGTGTTCCTTCTAGTATGATGGGATTTACTAAAGAGCAGCCTGAGACATATAGAGGATTATTGGCTAATGATGAGTTTGGAACAAGACGATTAAAGGCATGGATGGGTTCAATTTTAGAACCGTGTCTAGAACATCTTGGCAGGGTCTTTCAAGAACTTTCACAAAAGCACTACACAGTAGAGAAGGTCTTTAGAATAGTCCAACCAGAAGCTGGGCAAACTCCTCAAGAACAAGAAAAAGAAGTTAAAATCAACATACCTGTTTATAATGATTATGGAGATTCAATAGGAAAATTTAGAGATTATGCTAGCGCGAGGTTTGATGTCAGAATTGTAGCTGGTGCAACAATGCCTGTTAATAGATGGGCATTACTTGAAGAATATTTCAGATGGTTCCAGGCAGGTTTAATTGATGATATTGCAATGATTTCTGAAACTGATATTAGGAACAAGGAAAGAATAGTTGAAAGAAAGTCATTATATGCTAAGTTGCAGGGACAGGTATCGCAAATGGAAGAATCTGTGAAAGATAAGGATGGAACAATTGAAACCTTAGAACGTCAATTAGTACAGGCCGGCATAAAGATGAAAGTTGGCGATGCTTCAAATGAAATCAGAAAAGATGTTGTAGAGACAGAAGGCCAACAAAAATTATTAAGAGGAATGTTAAAATCAGAATTTGAAAAATTGAAGTATGAAATGAAACAAGACTTCGATAAACAAAAAGAACAGCAGAATGAAAAAGAATAGTTGTAAGTTTGCTGTTAATGTTAATAACTTAAGTAAGAAAAAGGAGAATAGTGTATGGTTCCTGAACAAGTAAGCAACGTCAATGAGACCCCTGAAAGTGAGAACGCACATTCTAGTGCCACAGATGCTGTCATGGATGGAGTAGGAGAAGATTTTTTCCAAGCTCTTGATGAGAGTGTGAATGGTGGTATATTAGACGAATCTTTGCAACCAACCTCGAATAATAATAGTGGTAATACACTAGCGAGCCCAAGTGAAGTTCAACCGCAGGTTTCTACTGATGTAGAAACAATAAGCAAAAGGTATAGTGATTCAAGCAGAGAAGCAAAAAGACTCAATGGAAAGCTCCAAGAGCTAGAGCCTTATATGCCTATCCTTGATGCTATGCGAGACGACCCCAATTTAATTACGCATGTTCGTAGTTATTTTGAGGGTGGTGGTCAAACACCTCAGAATATGGCAGAAAAACTCAACCTATCAGAGGATTTCGTGTTTGATGCCGATGACGCTTTTTCGACTCCAGAATCGGATTCTGCGAAAGTACTTGGTGCTACGATTGATGGCATTGTTCAGCGAAGGCTTGGTAAAGCTTTGCAGGGACAAAAGTCAGAAAATCACAGGTTGGCAAATGAAACTTCTTTTCGTTCAAAACATGAATTGTCGGACGATGAGTGGGGAACTTTTGTTGATTATGCAAAATCTAAGTCACTTGAATTAGATGATATTTATTATTTAATGAATCGCAAGAACCGGGACGAGAAAATAGCTGACAGTACAAGACAAGAGATGCACGATAAAATGCGTGAAACGCAAGATCGTCCAAATCTACTTGCTACTACAGGCGGAGCACAGGTCGAAAAATCAAATGAAGACCGAGTATTTGATTCCATATTAGGTGTTGACAGTCAATTTGACGAGGCTTTTGGATAATACTAAAAGTCTTTAACAATTAACTAAAAAGGAGTAAATCATGGCTGATTTATTCTCACTCGAATCAACCGCCGATGTATCGTCTAGTTCTACCGCTGGTAGTCCTAGAACTGGTACTGACCTTAGTACAGGTTTACTTCGCAGGAAGTTTAATTTCGGAGATAGGGTATCAGAGCTATCAATAGCTTCAGACCCTTTCTTTCGGATGGTATCAAAACTTGCGAAGAGACCAACGGATGATCCCGAGTTTAAATTCACAGAACGTAGACCATCATTTCATAAAAGGTATGCTTACGTTGTGAATCACGGTACATCTGCCCCGGCTTCATCGGCTGGTGCAAATGCTACTGTGACTCATGGTAACGTAGATGCTGGAGATGTGTATTACCTGACTATGGCAACTGACTATAAAAGCACTGGTAACATTCAGAATGTTTATGGTCAGTCTTCCGGTGAAATATCCGTAGCTGATTCTAGTACTCAGCCGGGATTCTTTCTAGAAGACCAAATAGTGAAGGTTCCATACATGACTGGCGTTACAGCTGGTTCATGGGATGATTCGTCTGCTAGTTCTGCATCATCGGCTGATGATTACTTAGTTGTTAAGGTAATGGATGTTGATACTGCAAGTGTATCAAACTGTGCAAATTTAAAGTGTAAAGTTGTTAGTAAGGGAGGAGCATCTGCTGATTTTGAGCTTGCTTCATACTCTGCTTATAACAATGCGCTTGACGGTCTTGATATATCTGGTAAGTCAATATCTGCTTACTTAGAGCCAAAAAGGTGCTACGTAATTGGTAGTGCACATGCTCAAGGTTCTGGTTATCCTGAAACATGGAAAGATCAACCTTTCTCAACTGGATATGGACGTACTCAAATTTGGAAAACTGCAATGGCAATGGATAACACTACACGTGCTACCACGCTAAAGTATGAACCAAATGAGTTCGCTCGTGTTTGGAAGGAGAAGCTGGTCGAACATAAATGGGATATTGAACAGAGCATTTTGTTTGGTTCACAATATGATTCTGGAGATGAGTGGTACACACAAGGTGCTGTTGATTTCATTTCAAGTTTTGGTAATGTGTTTAGTTTGTCAATAGCAAGCAAAACACAAGACGATTTCTTGGATGATATGAGCAATTTCCTTGACCCAAGATACAATAATGCAAATGCATCATTGTTCTTTTGTGACACTGCTACTTATAACTGGCTTCATAAACTAAGTGGTTTCTTTAGCAATAATCTTGAAGTTTCACCAAACTTCAGAGCTGATATGTCGTTAACGGCAAAAAAGAAGGTATTTGGAGTTGATATTAGTGTTATTTCTACACCTTACGGTGATATGAATGTAGCTCGTAATATCCACCTTGATGGTCATAAAATCAAAATGCTTGCTATTAACATGAGGCACTGTGCATACAGACCTCTAGTTGGTAATGGCTTGAATCGCGATACGGCTATCTACGTTGGTGTTCAAACCTTAGAAAATAGTGGTGTTGATCGCAGAGTTGATCTAATACAAACCGAGGCTGGGATGGAATGGCAAATGCCAGAAGCCCACGCTTATTGGTCTTAGGAGGTATAGATAATGAGTATACCTTTATATGGACAAAATAAAGCCGGTGAAGCATTAGGTAGTGTATCTCAAAGTAGAGGTTATCTTTCAATTACTGCTGGATTAACTTTAGACGGCACAGAAGGCGGCGTTATTAGTATCGCTGACACTGATGCATGTGCTATAGTTCTTCCTACAATATCAGCAGCTTTACATGGACTTGAATACAAGTTTATTATGGCTGTTGATGCTGGTGGGTCAATTACTATTACTTCTACTGATCAAGCTGGTGACTACTATCAAGGAACTTTAGCAGTTCATTCTGTTGACGCAGATGATGGTTTTGCAGCTAATGGTAGTTCAAATAACATTATAACTATGAACGCAGGTACAACTGGCGGATTATTAGGCTCTGAAGTAAATCTTAGAGCTCATTATAAAACTGGTTGGATAGCGTGGGGTAATGTTCTTGGAACTAACGCCACTGGCGCAACGCCGTTTAGCGGTTAAGGAGTAACTTAATGGCTAGAGTAGGAGCAAGTGCTGGCTGGCATGGCAATTATGTCGAAACAGTTACAGCAGACCAAACACTAAGTTATAATGATAGTGGCAAAGTGTTCCTCGTTGGTACAGATGCTTTGACTATAACATTACCAGCTACAAGGGCAGGTGTGAAATATACATTTGTCAATAGTGGAGCTGATGATGGAGTCTTAGTTACAATAAGTCCCAACTCAAGTGATAAAATCATAGGAACTATTGCAGCTGTTCAAACGTCAGCTTCTGATGATGGTGATTTAACGAACACCAAATCTGGAGCTAATAAAGGTGACTGGGCTACTATTGTTGGCGATGGCGATGCTGGTTGGTATATCATCGGTGGCGATGGTGTATGGGCTGGAGCATAAATCTTAAATTCGAGGG